ACCAGGTCGTAAAAGGCGCAGTATCTGAAGACGGAAAATCGGTCACTCTCAATACAGAGAATGGTCGAGTAGAGATAAAGGGTAATTTCGCGCAGTCAGCTGGAGAGGTGGTCGATGTAAAGGTCTCTTCTCCAGAAGTAGGACGGCAGGAAGAATCGGATAACTCCCCCAACGTAAAATCTGGCAGCTTAATTAGCGATACAGAGCTTGATCAGATATTCGAAAACATCTCTGAAAAGATAGATAAAAACCCTCAGTTTGAAAAGCTAAAACAAGAATTTCAAAACGAAATAGATTGGAACGGTGATCAGTCCTCCGGGGATATTGATATCCTCCAAGGCTCACCAGTACATGTAGAATTCTCAAAACTCGAACTAAAAGACTCCCGCGCATCAGTGTGGGATGAAGCCCCAGAGGCGAGAGATACTGAAGGCGAAAATTCTGTCGATTTTACAGACGGAGAGATTAATTCAGGCGAGGATGAGTGGCAGGGTTTCAATCAAAGGGGTATCAACACCCCGGAAGGCTACGCCATCAACATCAGTCACGAGCTCAGTGCTGGCGGGAACGTCTCGCTTACTGGCAGAGTTAATGCTGACAATCACGCTCGGTTAAGTATGTGGTTCGATTCGCCAGGAACTGCGGCTTATGCGCGTCAAAATATCAATTCTATTTCAGAAAAAATACAACAAGCGTTTGGTTTAACGATTGACCATCTAGGGATAAGTCCATTTTCCAGAGATAAGATTGATAACCCACCAAAATCGACTTTTATGATCGAGGTCTGAATGAAACTGGGATCATTGTTTAAAAGCCTCGCGCCAACTATTGCCTCTGCCGCTGGATCTCCACTAGCAGGGATGGCTTTATCTATAGTAACGAAAACTTTAAATCTACCTAAAAACACGACAGCTAATGAAATAGAAGACCTAATTGAGCGAGAGCCAGAAAAAGCGACTCTATTAAAACAAGCAGATTTGGAATTTCGAACGAGAATCAAAGAAATGGAAATCGATTTAGAGAGTTTGCGCATAGAAACAGTAGATCGTAAAGACGCGAGATATCATTTTTCTCAAGATTGGACCCCGAAAGTGTTTTCGATTTTATGCCTGATACTTTACGGCGGTTATGTTTTAACGGTAACACTTGTGCCGACGGGCTCAGAGACGATTGTCTCACTTGTGCTTGGGCAACTATCGGCCCTCTTAGGGACCGCAGCTGCCTTTTTCTATGGCAGTCACAACAACGGAAACGGTAAATAAGTATGACTGAAGCTGAAATTAAACTTATTGTTGAAGAAGCTGCGGAGCTCGGTGCTCGAAAGGCGCTACGGAATATCGGGTTAAATGACGCGAACGCCAGTAGCGATGTTTCGGAATTACGATCTCTCTTGGACTCCTGGCGGGTAGCTAAAAGAACCGTCGGCAAAACTATTGTTCAAGGCATTACGACCTTAATCTTGGGCGGCTTAATTGCCGGGTCCTACTTTAATTTTTTCAATAGGTCGTAATTATGGCTCTCGTCCAACTAGATATCCCACCAGGCCTTTACAAGAACGGCACTATCTACCAGGCGGCTGGTCGCTGGTATGACGGCGATCTCGTTAGATGGTTTGAGAATTCACTGAGACCGATAGGCGGCTGGCAGAAGATGTCTACTACCTCTTTTAGTGATATCAGCCGAGGGATGCATGCGTACTATGACAATAGCAACCAGCGTAGAGTTATTGTAGGCACAACGTCTAACCTATACGTCTACGCCGAGGGCAAAGCCAGGCACGACATTACCCCATCTGGAATCACTCCAGGGGTCATCGATGCCGCTTCGCAAGTAGGTTATGGCTCTCAATTTTTTGGCGAGCATACCTACGGTACGCCACGACCTGACAACCAAACATACTCTCCCTGTACAACTTGGACAATTGACAACTTTGGTGAAAATACAGTCGCGGCTAATACCACCGACGGTAAGGTTTATTACTGGCAAAATGACGTAGCGACTATTGCGGCCCAACTCACTAATGCCCCAACGTCTAATCAAGCGGTTTTAGTTACCGATGAAAGATTTGTGATGTGCCTGGGAGCTGGCGGTACAACTCGAAAGGTCCAGTGGAGTTCGCAAGAGAATCCAGAGCTTTGGGCTCCTGCAACTACCAATTCAGCCGGGTCCATCGAGATTGCTTCAGACGGTCAAATCAGAGCAGGGATCGTGGTAAGAGGCCAGGTGCTCGTTATTACGGACACTGACGCTCACGCATTAAGTTATGTCGGCTCTCCGTTCTACTACACACCAGAGCGAGTTGGATCTAACTGCGGAATCATTTCTGCAAAAGCGGTTGCTGTAACAGGCACTGCGGCATTCTGGATGGGCGAGAAATCATTCTTTAGATACGACGGTGGTTACACGGTCCCAATTACCTCTGAAGTGAGCGATTTTGTGTTCACCAATATGAACGAGTCGCAGCGGTCTAAGGTTTGGGCGGTCGTTAATGGTCAATACAACGAGGTCTGGTGGTTCTACCCGAGTTCTGCATCAACCGAAATCGATTCCTATGTTGCTTATAACTTTGAAAATGGTACTTGGACGGTTGGAACATTAGCTAGGACCGCTGGTGTGGACGCTGGCAGCTTTCAGAATCCAATCTGGGCATCTACAGACAGTTATATCTATGAGCACGAGACAGGCTTTAACTACGACTCACAGGTTCCATTCGCAGAATCAGGGGCACTTCAGATAGGTGATGGAGATCGGTTGATGAACGTCCAAGAGCTGATCCCTGATGAAAGAACGTTGGGCCAGACCACGGTACAGTTTAAGACCGCAAACTTTCCAACCGGGACCGAAACATCGTCGAGCGTTTTCTCTATGGCGAACCCGACCTCGGTCCGTTTAAGTGCCCGGCAAGTCAGACTCCGCATAGCTGGAAACGCACTTGCGGACTGGCGATATGGCAACCTCCGGTTAAACGTCACCCCTGGGGGTCGCCGATGAAGTTATCGCTGCCACTCCCAACGTATTCAGCTTCACAATCTGCATCAGATAAATTCCAGTTAGAACAAGCCAATCGAGAGAATCACAAACGAGGGCAGGACATAGAAGTTGGAGCCTCCAACATAATCCTGCAAAGCCCTAACGGCACTCGATACTCATTATCTATTGATAATTCTGGCAACCTTTCCACCGCCGCATTATAGACAGAGATTTTTATGAGCGACGATATTTACGACGAAAACGCGATCGCACCGAGTGTCTATAATACCTGGGGAGAAGGAAATGCGGACTTAGGCTCATTGTTTGAAGCTGCTCGGAGGGAGGAAATATTACGGGTTTTGGGATCTACAGATGCGGGTGGCCCTTTCGGCGCTGCTATTGGAGCTCGTGGCCCAGATCCGACATTAGAAGGCTTTTTAACAAACATCGATGCATCTGACGGAATAAGTGATGTAGAAAAAAACTATTTTGATTTACTTAATAACAAGGGTTACGCAAGCCTAGAGGATATTAATAAATTTCTTGGGATCGAAAACAAACAGCCGGGAAATACGAGCTTTGAGACGTTTGGCGAAGCGGAAAACAAAAATTCTCAAACAGATTCAGTTGATCCTACTGCTCCAACAATGAATGAAGCGGTAACTACGATATTTGCCAACAATACTAACTCGAATGCCAGGAACGTCCCGCAGCCAGACCCGGCGATAACAGGGCCATTCCAAGAAAGCGTTTCGGATATTTTCGACAGCGACAGAAGTAACGTCGACATGGTTGATATGGTCTTTGATCGCTACGGCGAAGAGGGGAGAGACGCAGCAACCGCAGCAATATTAAGTGAGTACAACACTGATGAGCTAGACGCTGAAACGATTGCTACCAACTACGACAATTTTCCCCTCGATGTGCTGATGCAGATATTAAACCGCATGCCTGATAACCAGGATGCGATTGATATTCTGTCTCGATCAACTGCACCGACAGTCACTGAGCCAGTACAGCCTTCAGCAACTGGAGAGGGCACACCTGGCGAAGGTACTCCGGGCGAAGGCACACCTGGTGAAGGTACTCCGGGCGAAGGTACTCCGGGCGAAG